AATGATCTCTTCAGTTGGAGATACAGGGTTAAATTCTGGAACTTGTATTCTTGTACCACCTGCTCTTGAATCAAGCAAAGCGTTACGAACTACAGCACCAGACTGTATAAATAGACTACGCTCTTTAATTGCTTCGGAAACGTAAGTGCTAAAATTATTTCTCTTAACGATATCCGCTAATAGGACACCGCCAGAGTAATTCTGAAACGGAGCAGCCATTCAGATTACCTTTTTAAGTTTTTTGCGATCCCCTAATCACAGATAAGGGCATTAGTTTCACAGAAACTAACTATTTTGTTTGAGCCTCTTGCTTGAGCACTGCTGCAAGCTGTGGGTCTTGATCTGATATTAGCATTTGTTGAGTGACATTGCCCGTTTTCCAGGGATTTGCTTGACCTCCACCAGCATTTGCTACAGGACTTGGTTTTGCTCCCATTCCAGCAGCAGTACTAGGCTTAAAATGATGTTCCCAACCACTTCCAGGGTTTTTGAGACTGCTAAGATAGGTATTTAAGTCTTGTTCGACTCCACCATTAAGAACAACTACCTTTCCTTCAGCATTTTTTTGTAACTTGTTTTGTAATAATGACAAAGTTTGTTCTGCATTTATCGCACCAAGATTACTAATTGCTGCTAATGCTGTTGTCTTTGTAGAAGCTATTTCGTTGGATGTTTTTAAATCTTCAAGCTGTTGAGATAAAGTCATTATTTTTTGTTCTTTATCTTGTGCTGTTTTATTAGCTTCTTCCCAAAGAGTTTTCCATTGACCTTGTTCTTCTAACTCGGTTTTACGTTTCTCCTCTTTTTGTTTATAGACATCATCAAGTTTACCTTTAATGCCTTTAAATTTTTCCTCACTTTCCGCTACCTGTTTTCTAAGTGCAGATAACTGTGATTCATATTCTGCTTTTACAGAATCAAGATTTGGAGCTTGTGGTTGTGTTTGTGAAGGAGTTTCAGTCACAGACTGTTCAGCGTTGGTCACAGACTCAGGCTGAATTACTTTTTCTTCGATTGCCATGAATTATTCAGATAGAATGTTTGCAGATTTTTTCTTAGAAGTCTTTTTCTTAGACTCTGTTTTAGGTTGAGGAGCAGGACACGCTTCAGGGCCATTGCCCATCCTTTCGGATAGACTAGGTTCTACAAGTTCCCACTTATAAGTTCCGTCAGGTTGAAGAACCTTATCTAGTGATTTAGCCATAAAAATGTATGTACTTGTTTTCTAGTCTATCAAATTATTCAGTTTTAGCCTCATTCGCTGATGGTAACACTTCTCCCTGTACTAAAATGTCTCTAAATTCTTCTCTATCAATGACTTGTTGATCGAATAGAGATGTTAAAGCTGTAATATCTTGTCCAATTAATCTTTCAATATCAAAATCTCTACTAATCTTTACTTCTGGCGGCTCGATACCTACATATTGTGCAGATAAATTAAATGCTTTTTGTAACTTTTGTTCCAACTCCATAGAAACCATTGCGAGCATAGAGTTTGTATCAACACGATCTAATCTTCTAGCATCAGCAGATTCAGCTACAAATTTTTGTTGACTTAAAGTACTAATACCAAGAGTAGCCATTTGCATTTGCAGTTCTTGTATCTCGGCAGATTGAGCATCAAAAGCACTAGAAGCTGGTTCTACATAATAAACTTTATTTCCTGGCTGAGTTGCCATCGCATAATTAACACTTATAGCTAAATCTTTAGTTTGATCGTCATATCCTTCCATTACAAGCATTGGTTGAGATGCAACGTGCAAACTATGTATTAAATCAGCCTGCCTTTGGAAATGTGCAAGATTTAAGTAAGCAATATCCAGTAAAGGTGGTTTACTTGTTAAATTATCTGTTTTACCAGCATAAATAGTGACTAAAGGTATTTCACCAAGAGAAAATTCACCTGATTCTACTAATTTAAAATCTTCATCAACAGTTGTAGCATCAAATTCTCCAGCGTAAGAATTATCGTTAAGATCATACATCTCATCAATTTGATCTTTTTTACGAAAAACTCTATATTTTCCAGGCTCGATGACTCTTACCTGATCGTAGACTTTTTCTCCGAATTTACCTTCGGGCACTACCGCTTTTTCTCCGATTCTTGCTTGTATAAGATTTCCATAATTTGATTCTCTATCTAATCTCCAACCATAAAGATTTGTAGGATCAACCTCAATCCAATAAGGTCTGCGATCTTGTGCTCTTTCTTCAGCTAAACTTCTTGCTCCAGATGGTGCAGGATAATCTACAAGAATATGACTTTGACCATAAGTTAATGAACACATTAATACTCTTCTGGCATACTCATCTAAATCTGATTTGCAACCGTCAACATCCATTTTGAACATTTCAGTCCAATAAGGATCTCCTATAAGTGATATTGGTTTTCTTAAAACTAAACCTGTAGCTGCTCTTATTAATCTCTGTGTAAACGGACTAAATACTGCTCTATTTACTCTTGCCATGTAAGCGTCATAATCCTCCCGTGGCTCTAGAGGTAAAAACGCTTCGCTATTTTCTCTTAAATATTCAGTACCTTCAGTAACAGCTTTCATTATTTCCCAACTCTTCATCATATCCAGAACAGCCCTTGTTCTAGTAAAAGGACTATCTACTCCACCTGGCGAAGTGGAAGTAATAATCTTTGTTTTAATTTTGCCTGGAATTGCAAAAGTCATTTAACATCTCCACCTTTTTAGGGCTAACGCTTTTCTAGTTGGTCTGCCTTTTTTGTCTTTTAGTGGGCCAGGCATCCCACTCATCCTTGCACAAAATGATTTTCTTCTAGCTGCTCTTTTTCCTGTGGGATTTTTTTCTGTTACAGGTGCTTTTAAGTTGCTTCCTGTAGCACGATTGTATTTTGCCCTACCTTTGGCAGTAAGTCCTCCCTTACGAGATTTTTCACCTCGTCCGACAGATAAACTTACTCCCTTTTTTTTAGGCATTAGATAGCAGAAGTAATATCACCATTAGTTATAAAGCTAACTGAAACTGTATTTAAATCTCCAACAGTAGAACTATATGTAGTTCCTGTAATAATTCCGTTAAAAGTAAGTTTTTTAGATCCTGATGTATCTATAAATAACTCAAAAGAAGCATCACCAGAATCTTCAGCAGTTAATACATCTGTAATAATTTCAGCAGTATCATCTCCAGATGTTGCTGTATAGATTAGATCCACAGTACCTGAACCTGATCTTAAAGATCCTATATTTTTTCTTGAAGTATCCCCATGAGCAGTTACATCAAGAGTGTCTTTTGTTACGTCTAGCGACCATGCAGTTGTAGAGGCTATAGCTCCAACAGATCCAGTTCCGTTATCGAAATAAACAGAGCCTTCTTCGCCACGAAAAAATGCCATGATTTAAAGAAAATTTTACTTATATGATTATACTACCGTGAATTTAGAACTTTTACAGCTATTTCTTCCTTTTCTTAGCGGTTTTAGCGGCTTTTTTAAATGCAGCGGCCGTTGGTGCTCCTTTACTTCCAGGTTTTCTCATCTTTTCACCACTACCAGCTTTAATACGCTTCTTTTTTGCGTGAATATTGGCATAAAGCCCTTTTTTCTTAGCCACAGTTACACCTCTTTTTAGTTTTTTTCTTCTTTTTCTTGGGTCTTCCAACCTTAGAACCATAAGTTCCTGCGCCTTTTGGCATAGTAAAAAGTAACTCTTAGTATATTCTAAACGCAGTTTGACCTAATGTCTCTGGTTTTGCCAAATTAAATTGTTGCAAACATAGATAACCAAAAGCATCAAAAGCATGATCTACTCCTAAATTTTTATTAGGAAGCCCAGTATTAGGTGCATATGTCAGAGTTCTTAGTGCTTTTATCAATTCCTTACATCTAGGATGTATCAATGTCCTTCTTGTCCCATCTGCATCATACAAAGCCGTATTAACAGCAGTAATTTTATCTCTAATCTTCCACGGACTCTTAGGACTCATAACAGTAAAACCAGATCTTCTTAAAATCGTATGATCTGTAACCCCAACCCCACTAGTTTTTCTTGCATTACCCGTAGGGTCAGGACAAGCAATAATTCTTCTATCTACCCCGTACCTTCTTGTAACTTCCTCTGCAAAATCCCAAGTGGTAGCACCTCCTGTCAGCATGATTTCATCGAAGACATATAGTGTATCATTATGTTTCACCGCACAGATACCAGCCATAGGGTCTACGTTAAAGTCTAAACCCAATAACAAAGGAAGCATATGTAAATCCTGTACTTCCTTGTCAATATTTTCATCACTAAAACTAACAGCAACTAATCCAGTAAGATTTTCAAAACTAGCTTCAAATTCCTGCCTAAAAGTCCTCGCATCTAACTGACTTCTAGCAGCTTCTACCTCTTCAGCTTTAACATTACCCCCTTCAATCGTAGTAAAACTCCATCTCTGCCAATCATCTAACTCCTGTTCACCACAAAAACACCACATATCATAAAACCAACTCGCAGTACCATCAGGTGTACTAATAAACAATGCCCAACCTTGTTTATCAGCCAATGCAGGTCTAATAACTTCAGCCCAAACATCTCGTTCCATAAAAGCCGCTTCATCCAATACAACACCTGCTAAACTTCTTCCCCTTAATGCCATAGCATTTTCAGTTCCTTTTAACTCAATACTTGACCCATTTATTAAATCAATTCTTAAATCTGTTTCATTTTTAGCTTGAATCCATGTCTTAGGTGTTAATCTCTTTAATTCTTTCCATGCAATATCCTTCGCCATCCTATAAGTAGGAGCACAATAAAAATAAACCTCCCCAGGTCTATTGATAGCTCCTCTGAGCAACTCGATACAGGATAAATATGACTTCCCAAACCTTCTTCCAGCAACCAACAACCTAAATCTTTTGTCACTATTGAATACCTCCCCCTGTGCATATCTTAAACTAATCTCATTCAAGCTCATAAATCCCTGTTTTTCATAATATTACTCATTTTTTTTCGCATTTTACACTTTTAAGGTTATCATTCAGTTATTAACCCCCTTATAAGACTAAGTCCGTGGCTGAATCTTTCATTAACAATCTAAATTACGACCTCCCAGCACCTCAACGTAAACCTCGTGTTCAAAAATACACAGGAGGTACTAATTCAAGAGCAGTAATAGAAGCTAGATGTCAAAGACTTTACTCCAGACAGCTAGAAGGTAAAACAACCAGACAATTAGTAATAGAACATTCTCAAAGAGAAGGTATATCAGAAACAACTGGCTGGAACGATTGGAATAAAGTTAAAGAATGGAATGATCAAGATTGGTTAAAAGAAAGAGATAAAATGATTCCTAGATTACAAGCTATGCGTATGCGTCTTTTTAACAAAGCTATATCTAAAGGTCAACTTCAAACAGCTGCTCAAATACTAGATTCCCTAGGTAAAGTAGTAGGCGAATCCGTAGAGACAGTCAACATTCAAGCTCCTGAACTTGCTATTCGCATAGAACCAAAAAATTAATCAGAATATATTTAAGTTCCCCGTGTATAGATATGGGGCAAAAAATCTGCAACTACACCCCCATATATTAAGTTTTATATCAATTAGGTATAAAAATATATACCATTATATCCATAAGCTACAATGGGGTAGGGGAAAGTATACTTTATTTTTCTCTCTTGGTGCACTCTTTAAGCTATTCTAAGCTTTCATAATTATCTTTCCATATGGTAAGACCAATTACAGATTAGAAAGCCTTACAGAGTCACTCAAGCTAAACACCATTAAATTATTTAATTCAATCATGAACCAAGAATTTTTAAAATGGCTATCACAAATGCCTACTAGTTATAAATTGGTAGGACATAAGGATGCTTTTTACAATGGACAAGCACAAGTAAAACTCTTTATAAAAAAGGAGAAATAAAAAATGATTAAAAATTTATTTTTATTTTTATCTCTCGGTTTTATTTTGGTTAGTGCATTAGATCACTCACTGTTAAAATCTCAAAAGATAGATTGTAAGAACGGTGTTCAATTAGCTTGTGATTTATTACAAGCTAAGAATTAAAAACCATTTATTTATTTAATTAAACTTATGAAATTTCTAAATGCTGAAGAATACAACACGATTGTTCTTGCTATTAATTCATCTAGTGATTATCTAGCTAGAGGGAAAGGAAGCAAAGAAGAATTTTATAAAACTTTATTTAATAAGTTATTTTCTATACAAGAAGATGATTTATTAAAGAATGAATCTGTTAATCATCCTATTAAGTAAGTCTTAATTGACTTACTTTTTCTTATTCAATTTATTAATTAAACCTATGAAAAAATTAACTTTTGAAAAATGGGAATCAAGATTTTATGATGTTCCATTTATAAAACAGAATTTTAAATTATTGGAAGATATGGGGGTTGATACCTATATG